GTGTCGTCGGCTCGCGCCGCGTCGTCGCCGACGAACCGCCGGCAGGTCTCGCGGTGCGGGCAGCCAAGGCCCAGGCACGCGGCAGCGTCGCGCGCGCTCATGGCTGCACCTCGGCGTCCGTGTCCGTGTCGGTTGTGCCGTCGCCGTCGCGCGGGACATGTACCCCCGGCGACCAATGCGGGCGATAATCGTCTACGCCCTCCATCCACCGGATCGCAGTCACGGCAACCTGCACGGCCTCGTCTATCGCGTGGCGGCGATGGCTGTCCAGTGCGGGCAGGTATACGCTGCCGTCCGACTCGACGCCATCATACGTCATGTTGACCGCGGCCTGTACTAGTTCGCCGGCTTCCTCGGCCACGATTGCAGCGGCGTGTACCGGGTCGGTCGGCCAGCCCGGCCATTCCCGCGTGGCATTGTCCATTTCCTCGGCAATCAGTCTGTCGATCTCTGCTCGGGTCATGCTGTCACCTCGGGCATTGTGGCCGCGGCGAACAGGTCAACCTGAGCCAGTTCTTGTTCGGCGGCCGCCAGGTTCGCGATTGCTTGCCGGTAGTAGCTCTCCTTGAGCTCGACGCCAACAAACCGCCGCCCCATGCCAATCGCCACGTATCCCTCGCTGCCAATGCCCATAAACGGGCTCAGTACCGTATCGCCTGGGTTTGACCACAGCGCCACGGCCCGTTCGATAACGTCCAGTTGCAAGGGGCAAATGTGGCGCTCGTCATTGTGCTCACGGGCAGACCGATGTTGCAGTGTCCGGCTGGCGTTGATGTCCATCCATACCGGACTGGCGTACTTCTGCCATAGCTCGATGCTGCGGCCCATCTTGTCGCCGCGCCCGCCGGTGCCCCACAACTCACGGTGCCGCTTGACGCCCAACTCGATGCCGTGTTTTTCGATCAGCGTCCCGGCGACCGGCTGCGGGTTGTCGCCCGGCTTGCGCATGGTCACCAGGTAGTCGGCGATGCCTTGGCGGCTCATGCAAGAGTCCTTGCAGATTTGCTTGTGCAGCAGTCCGAGCGCCTTCGTTCGTTGCATCGCGGTGACGGGGTCTTTCCATATGCACGCTTCGGAGTGGTAGATCCACCCGCACGACTCGAATAGTCTGATCATGTCGCCGCGAAAATCGCGTATACCAATCACGCCGTCGCGAGTCTTGCTGGTAGGCAGATTCATGCAGTGGAAGCTGCACAGCCTGCCCGGCATGGTCACGCGGAACAGTTCGCTGACCAAAAACCCAAAATGCGCGGCGAACTCGGCATCGTCTGCACAGTTGCCCATGTCTCGGTCACTGGCGCTGTACGTGTACAGGCTGGAGAACGGCGGCGAGAACACAGACAGATGCACGCTATCGTCCGGCATGTCCGCAACGATCTCGCATGAATCGCCAAGGTATGCCGCCCAGTTGTCGCCGTTGTCGGTCCCCGTCTTGTAATCGTTGGTCATGCGCTTGCTCCCTGTAAGTTCCTGCCTCGTGATATCTGCCATGTGTTCGACCATGCTGGCCGCCATTGCTTCCGCGTCGGCCTCCTTGCGGTGAATGTTAGCCAGTACCGCGCCCTCTGTCTCGGCGATCACGATATGAACATTGACGGTCCGGCGTTGACCAAAGCGCCAGCAGCGGCGGGTCGCCTGATAGAATTGCTCGTAACTGTCGCTCAGACCGGTGAAGGCCATGTGGGCACAGTGCTGCCAGTTCATACCAAACCCGGCAATACTCGGCTTTGTCACCATGACGCGAAACTCGCCCCGAGAGAACCCCAACAGCCGCGCCGCCTTGGTGTCGTTGTCGTCGCTGCCGGTGACCTCGACGGCATCCGGAATCATTTCTGCCAGAGTCCGGCTTTCGTCGTTGCGGTCACACCACACCAGCCAAGGATCGTCGCTGGCGTTGACCAGTTCGGCGACCGCGGCGCATCGCGTTATAACGCTCGCTTTTCTTGCGTCGCGCCGCTCGCTCATGGTTACGGCAATGACCGGCAGCAACATGCCGGCGGCCCGTTCGCCTTCGACGATGTGCTCGTGCATATCGATAGGCGGCAATACAAAGTCGCCGTCGGTATACCCCAGGTCGTGCGGGTGTCGGATCATGACCGCCCACGAACATAACCACTGCCAAAACGCCGTTTGCGCGTGCCCCTTCAGCCGCCAATCCTGCGTGCTGCCGCCGTCGTGCACGAAAAACATGGACAGCATTTCCGCGCGGGTCATGGTCGCCAGAAACTCGGCATGGTTGCCCAGTTCGATGTAGTCGTTTGGGGCCGGCGTAGCCGTACAGCACAGCCGGAACGGCACTCGTTGGCAACGCTCGATAAGCATAGTGCGGTACTTGCCAGTATGGCTTTTGAGGATGCTCGATTCGTCTAAGACCACGCCCGTAAACGTGGCCATGTCGAAGTGTGCGACCATCTCGTAATTGGTAATCGTTATGGGCGCGCCGGTGTCGTGGCGGGCATACTCGACGGATACACCAAACTTCGCGCCCTCGGCGACGGTCTGGTTACTGACAGCCAACGGCGCGACGATCAGCACGCGGCCGGGAATGTGGCGCGCCCATTCCAGTTGCATCGGCGTCTTGCCCATGCCGCAGTCGGCGAAGATCGCCGCGCGGCCTCGGCGCAACGCCCACGCCACGATATCGCGCTGGAAGTCGAACAGGTGCGGCGCCAGTGGCGGCACGTCCGGTAGACCAGTAGGGTGGTCAGCCAGTCGCTTGGTAGCCAGAAAATCGGCGTAGTCCCGCACCGCAGCAGGTAGTAGTTCACTCGCCATCGGGGGCCTCCTTCGCTGCCGCGCCGCGGTAGGCACCCGCCGGCCGCCGCATGACCACGATGGTGCGCGGGCGCTCGCCCGGCGCGATGAACGCCTCGTCGCCCAGCCGCCGGAGCCGCGTGCACTCGGCCACGCACCACTCGCGCTCGCGCTCGCAGTCCGGCAGGTCCACGGTAAGCACGTCGTAGCCGGTAGCCAGGGCCGCCCGTCGCCGCTTCTGCGCGGACACGCACTCGCGGCACGTGTTGATGCGCCCCGACGCCATGCCGGGGTGCTCGTGGAACGCCTCGGCGGGCAGCTCTTCGCCGCACCAGCGGCACGTCTTGGTAGTCGCGGCGCTCATTCGCGACCCCCATTCTCGCGTTCCGATTGCCGCCACAACGCCAACGTCCAGGCGTCTGCCCCTTCCGTTCCGTTACACTCCGCGGCCACCCGGTCGGCCTCGCGGTTAGCGCCCGCTTCGTCAGCGGCCGCTATGTTCACGTCATAAGACGACTCGCCAGGAACAGAGAGGTGTACTGTGACCACGTATTCACCATTGGCGTGCCGCGGGTACACGACGTGTATGTCCGAGGCGCTAACCCAATACGGGGGGTCCGTCGGCCTCGCCAGGTTGACAAGTCGCGCGCTCATTCGCCCACCGCCTTCCCGTGCAGGCGGAAGCTGCCCGCCACCGCCGGGGCCTCGACCGCCACGCCCGCCCGCATCAGCATGGCGTCGCGGAAATCGGCTGACAGCTCGCCGCCGCGCCAGTCCAGCCCGTGCCGCTCGACGATCTCGGCGAACTCCTCCAGGTCGTGCGCCCGCAGCTTGGCCTTGCCGCTCTTGTAGTCGTAGGCGCAATGGCAGAGTTCATGGTCGATCATCGCGCGCCGTTGGGCGTCGTCGGCGTCGTCCCATGCGTCCAGCGCCACGCAGATCACGAAGTGATAGTCGCCGTCCAGCAACGGCCGCATGGCCGCGCTCGGCAGGCTGGCGGTTGCGCCGACGGTGCGGCCTCGGTGCTTGGCGGCCCTGTCCCTGGCGATGACGGCCACGCGGGCACCGTCCAGTCGTTCGGCGTGGTGGGCAACGATCATGTCGCGGACGACGGCCACGATGTCGGCGTCGGCTTTGCTGTAGTCAGGCATTGGTAGCTCCTTCGGTTGTCGGTTCAATGCTGCGCAACTCGAACGGGTCCGTCTTCGGGCAGTACAGCTTATCGATCGATTGGCCGTCCAGAAACGCTTGTACGGCGCGGGCACACCGCAAATACAAATTCATGCGGTCAGCGCCGCCGCCACGCGCCAGGTCTGTGGCCGTGACCAGACGAACATACAGACGCAACCCGTCCATAGCTGGGTTGTCGCCAAACCGAAGGGCGCACATGCCCCGAAGCGCGTCGAGTATGTCCTGCTTGCGTGACGGGCATGCGAGAATTGCACGAGCGAATGCGGCGCAGTGAATCGCCGCATTGAACGGCTTCGAGGCGTACGACATAACTTCCGCTGCCAGCTTGCCGTAGCGCTCGAAGTAGGCCAGCGAGTGGGCATTTGTCACCAACTCAGATGTTTGCATGCGGTGCATCATCACCGACAGGGCGATGACCTTATGCGCATCCTTGACGTGCCCGTGCTCGTGCTGCACGACCTGCGCGCGCGACCTCCCCTGCCCACCGTCCAGAAACTTGACACCATCAACTGGCCACCCCACAAGCATGGCAAACGACTGTGGCGTACCAGACTCAATGACAGCGTTCAGCCGCGTCTGACCGTCAACCAGCGTACCGTCGGCAGTAAAAATCAGCACGCTTAATCCCCATTTGCCGCCCCGCATTAGGTCGGCATAGGCCGCGCAACGGCGCTTGCTCAACTTCCGGTAGTTCCCGTGGCCGGCGAGAAGTTGTTCGGCCATTTTTGGCCCGACAGTCTCAACATGTACACTCATTTTCTGCATTTCTGTGTGCATTTTACCGTCTCTTTCTGTGTGCATTTTGTTAGGTGGCGGGGCCGGCGTCGTGTACGGGATGCCATTTGGCCGGCCCCGCCGAGCGGGTGGAGCCGCTCAGAATGGGATGTCGTCGTCGCCCTGGTCGTCGTCGGCGCCGGGGTAGGGCTCGGCCGGTCCGTCGGCGGCATTGGGCGGCGCGGGGAACGGCGGTGGTGGCGGCGGCGAGGGCGCTGCCTGTCGCGGCTGGCTGTACGCCTGTTGCGCCGCCTGTACCGGCGCGAACCCGCGGCAGTCGTTGAACACCTTGCCGCTATCGCTTTGCCGTTGCGTGACCGTCACGTCCAACGGCCGGTTGTGCAGTTGGCGACTGTCGGACGGCTGCAACACGCCGACCGCATGACAGATTGCCGACAGTTCGCCCTCGGCAATCTTGCGGGCCTGCTCGCTCGGGTTGTCCAGGTTGAGCCGGTGCCACAGCAGCCGCCGGGCGTGCTCGCCGGTCTGGACCTCGAACACCAATTCGAGGTAGTGGCCGGTGCCCGCCTTGGTCGGCTTCATGTCAGATTCGATGATCTTGCAGACATACCTGCCAGCCGGGAGCGGTTCGCGCGGCCCCCCGGGTTGGCTGGGGTTGACGGCACGGGCGTCGAAGTTGAGTTGCGCCATGTCAGTTGGCCTCCTGTTCGGGGTGCTGTTGCTGCGCGGGTTGGGATTGGGGCGCGTGGAATCCGGCACGCACCGCGTCGCGGAACGACGCCCACGAGAACGGCAGTACCGGCGGTAGCGCGTACCGGTTTTTCGCGAGCGCCAGGTCGCCGTCAACGGTCACCAATTGCCGCTCGCCGCTGGCATGGTCCATGCGGGCCAGGCAGACGAAGTCGGCCCATTCCGTGAACACCTGGACGTATTCTTCGGGCGCCTCAAACGTGCTCTTCGTGACCGTCACGCCGTCCACGTCTGTCACGTCCATTCGGCGAGCATGCGCCAGCAGGACGACGGCAATGCCGCGTTGCACAATCCGGTCAAGGTTTGGCAAAACCTGCTGGTACACGTAGTTGGCCATGACGCCCTTGCCGTTGCCGTATCCGCCATGCGCCTTGTTGAGCGTGCCGTCCAGCTTGCCAGCGGTGACGCCACAGACGCTTTCTTGCACGCGGCGGAGCATCCAGTCCAACGAGTCGATTACCACCGTCTTGTACGGGTGCTGTTCGGTTTCCATCGCCAACAGCCAGCCGCGAATCGCGTCCCAGTCGGACAGGTACGGCGTCCGCTGGCAGGCGACGTTGCCGGCGCCGTTCTCGCAGTCGAGGATGATCGGGTTCGTGGCCGACGCGCCAAAGGTCGTCTTGCCGATACCCGGCGGTCCGTAGATGATGCCCTTCGGCGGTTGGGGCTTGGGGGCGGTGATGATGTGGTTGAGTAGGCTCACGTGGCTGTCCTCTCTGGTTACCGTGTTGTGCCGTCGCGCCCGTAGATCGGGTCGTCGGCGTAGCGGTGCTGGTTGGGGTTGCTGTCGGCGCGGGCGTCGTGCAGGGGCGTCGGCGAGTTCCACGCCTGGCGCCCGGCTGGCGTGTCCCACCATGAGCAGTCGAGCCCGTGCACGCCGCGCCCGCGCCGCAGGTCGGCGCCGCAGTCGCAGCAGACCAGCGACCGCAGCCGCACGCGGGGCGGGGCCTGGGCTGGTGGCGGTGTGCTCTCACTCCAGTCGTACTTGTTGGCGCGGCTCGGCATCGTCTCGGCGTCCTCTCTCTTTGCGGTTGTCGTTGTCGTTGCCGTATCGTCGTCGAAGTTGGCCGGCCAGCGCCGGTGCACTCACCACTTACGGGAGGGCGGCAGGTGACGCCGCGTGGTGGGGTGGCTACGGGTGCGACGTAGCCGGGGGGATTGACGCCTCCTGTAGCGTCGGACGATAGTTGCTGTTGCCTGCGCACGCCGGGCAGTACCACCGGGCGCACGGATCGTATACGGACTCGACGACCAACCCGGCATCGTCACGCCGCGGCAGCACGACGACGATCCCATCGGCGCGGGTGTCGGCGATCTCGCGGCCGCATCGGTCGCACCGCGCGGGCTCGACCACGACGGACTCGTAACGTGATACCCGGTAAGGCATGCTCACACCTCCCGGCGCCGGTGGACGTGTGCCTTGCCTCTGCACGTGGCACACAGCACGGTCGTATGCCTGCCCATCGTGACGCGCTCGATGCTGGCGTCCACGGTCCCGCAGCGGGCGCACGGCGGCACGTCGGACTCGGCAAGCGCCGGGTCCACGCCGAACGCGGCGTCGGTGTGGTGCACGATGCCGTCCTCGCCGGTGCGGGCGATGTGACGGGCGTCGGCAGCGCCACGCACCAGCAGGGTATCGGGGTGGCAGCGGCTCACAATTCCACCTCGACGACCTGGCGACGAACTCGGCGCGCGGCCTGGCCTGCCACCATTTCGCCGTAGCGCTCGACCAGCCGGCGCCAAAGTGTGCGGGCAGCGGCTGCGTCGCGGGCGCAGACGGCCTGCACGTAGTTGGCGGTCAGCGGGTCGCGGGTGGCGCCGCGCACGGCCGAAGCGTGAGCGGCCCACATGGCCACGGCGGCCACGGCCACGATTGCCGCGATGATGATGGTTGCGGTGAGGATGAGTTGGTCAGCGGTCATTGGTACTGGTCTCCCTGGCTGGCGTTTGCGGTTGGGTTCAGTCGGCCTCGGAATTGTGCGGCGATGGCAAGGTCTATCGCGTCCTGGCCGCGGGCGCCGTAGTCGCGGAGAATCACGCGACGGCAGTAGCCGGCCTGCTTGCGCCGACCGTCTGCGAGCGCCCACCGGTACAGGCGCAGGAGCTCGCACTCGGCGCACGTAAGCGGCGCTACTGCCAGCGCGGTCACTGGCGGCCCCCATTCGGCCCGCACACGACGTCATTCATGCCCGGCGCGTGACCGGGCAGGCGGTCGCTGCCGATGGCGTCGGTGACATGCCGCATGAGGTTCGGCGCCGGGCACACCATCCTGTCCAGCCGCCGGTTGAGCGCGCCAAGCATGGCGGCGATGTCGTCCAGCCGAGCCGGCACGTCGGGCAGGTCGTCGTCGGCGTCCTCTGCCGGCGCGTCGCTGGCCGGCGGGGCGGGGCGGGGAGGGCGCGCCGTGATGCCGTGCGCCAACCGCCACCGCTTCACCGACGCGGCGCCGATCTCGCCATGGGCGTACCGGTACTGGTTGTTGATGTCGCGCTCGTCGCTCAGTCGCTCGGCCAATGTTGTGTCCGAGGCAACGGTGATGCCGTGCGAGTCGTAGAATCCACGGGCCTCGTCGACGGTCAGCCGCCGGTTGAGGTAGTCGATCTGTGTTTCGTGTGCCATCGTCGTCTCTCCCTGCTGGTAGTTACGCCATTTCCGCGACCGCGCGCAACCGGCGTTCGGCCAAGCTGCCGATGTGCGCCGAGTGGCACGGGTCGTGCAGCCGCGCGTCGTAGGTGCCCGACGGCGGCGGCGTGCCATGCGTGGCGATGTGCGCTTGTCGCAGTCCGCCCTGTTGCAGCCCCTCGAATACGGCCAGCGCCTCGCGGTACGTTTTGCGGGTGCCATGCCTGCGCCACGCGGCACCGGGTTTGCGGTCGCGCTTGTAGATTACGTAGTACATCGTCGTCTCTCCCTGCTGTTGGTTACTGGTTTGCCGCGTCCGCGTTCGCGCGGCGCGTCGTCTTCCGCGAGTCGATCCAGGCGTCGATGTCGCGGCGGTCGATGCGGTACTGCCCGTTGTCGAGCACGACGGCGGGCATCGCCCCGTCCGCCACCATCGTCGCCACGCGGTCACGCCCGACGCCCAGCGCCGTCGCCGCGTCCGCCAACGTCCATAGCAGGCGCTCGGGATTCACCGCGCACCCCGCATGGCCAACTCGGGGCGGTACACGTCGGGGAACAGCGTGCGCCAGTCGGCCACGTTGACCGCTTCGGCAAGTCGGCGGGCGCTATCCTCGCGCGGCCGTGCCGTGCCACTGACAATGCGGCTCACCGTGGCGCGGCGCATGCCTGTCTTGCGGGCCAACGCCGTGACCGTGCGGACACCGGCGTCGATCATCGCCTTCTCAAGCTCCGTGTTTCGCTCCGGCTCCGTGTTTCGTTCCATCTGCCTCTCCTTGTGCGGTTGCTTGGCGTACGGTTTGTGCGCTTTGGGAGTCAAGATACCGTACCCGAAACCGTACGTCAAGGCCATTTTCAGCGAATTGTACGCAATCGCCTTGATAAAGCACCAAACGTACGGTATGGTAATGGCGTAACCGGCGGGGCTACCCCGCAGAAAGGAGCGACCAATGATTCGCATAACCGATCAAGTGCGGAGGGCGTTGGGGGAACTCCTTGACCCAAACAAGGGTGGGTGGACGCGCGAGCAGATCGCTGAAGCGGTCGGGCTCAAGCGCAAAGAAACGGTCAGTGATTGGATGAGCGGCAAAACCGCGAACATCCGGGAGTCTCACTACCGCGAGCTAGAGGTGCTGTTGCAGCCATACATGCCGCAGCGCCCGCGCATGGCTGTGATCCGCGAACGGTTCGCCGAGTTGTTCGTCCGGTTGCGGCCAGAAGACCGGGAAGACGTCATGGGCATCATGGCGGAGAGGGCGGCTTTCACGGACTGACTCGCGGCGGTGGCGAGTCAACCCAGCAGTAACCCAGGTGGGCGTACCGCGCAAAGTGGTATCACCAGCCGGAATTTAGCCTCAACCCAAGAGACTCATAATCTCTTGTAATCCCACAAATACGGGCTATTTTGAGGCTATACGCGATTGGCCGGCGCAAATAGGCCAGCCTAGCACAAATAGACACCATGTCACACAAACCGTTACACCGGGGTCGTTACACCGGCGCCCCAAACGCAAAGGAGTGGTTACACCATGAGCCCAGACGCATCAATGAGGAAGATTGCCCAACTGGTGGACGAATGGCGCGGTAGCAAGCTGCGCGGCGGCGCAAACAAGATGTTCATCTGCACGGAGCGTGAGCGGCTGGTGTTGTGCTTGACCCTGGGGTTGGACGGGCAACAGCCGCGAACACAGGAAGAAATTGCCCACATAATCGGCCGAGGGAAGAGCACGGTGGTCGCAATTCAACGCCAATCGAAGGCCAAACTGCTGGCGTTTCTGCAGGGCGAGTGAACGGTGAACGTCTACAGGCCGATTGACCGCCACGGCAACCCCCGCCGGTACTGGTACGTGCGCGCCCAGGTCAACGGCCGCCAGTACGCCCGCTCGACCCGCTGCGAGAAGAAGCGCGACGCCGAGCAGGTAGCCGCCCGCATGGTGTCGGAGTGGTTGACCGCGGGCGACCCGGTACGGTGCCCCATCGACGCGGCAGCCGACCAACTGTTGCGAGAACTACGCGCGAAGGGGCGCGCCCCCGAATACGTCCATCGCGTCGAGCAGGACGCCAAGCGCTTCGCCGAATGGGCCACCCGTCGAGGCGTCCACACGTGCGCCGACGTGACCGATCACCACGTGCGGCTCTACGCGACCGAGATTGCCGCCGGGGTGGCGCCTCGCACCGTCCGCCGCAACCTCCAGGCGTGCAAGCAAGTCCTCGACGCTGGCGGCGTGCGCGACAATCCATTCGACGGCGCGCGGAAGATGGTCGGCGGCAAAGGCAACGGCGCCGACGGCGCGCGCCAGGCGTTCACCGTCGAGCAGTTGGCTGAAATGCGGGCGATTGCCGACGGCTACGTCCTCGACCTGCTGATCGTCGGCGCGTACACCGGCCTTCGCCTCGGATCAATCGCTCATCTGCTGTGGTCTGAAATCGACCTCGACGGCGGATGGATTGACCATCGCCAGCACAAGACCGGCGGCATGGTCTCCATCCCGATACTGCCACCACTGGCCGCTTACTTGGCCGAGAAGACGCGCGCGGGCGAGTATGTCCTGCCAGGGCTGCACGCGCAGTATCAGCGCGACCAGACGGTAATCACCGTCGAGTTCCGGCAAGTCATGGACCGCGCCGGCATCGTCAATTCGGTGCGCGTGCCTGGTCGCAAACGGGCCGCGTCGATCCTTGACATCCACGCGCTACGACATACGTTCGCGTCGCTGGCGGCCGTCCACGGGATACCGCAGACCGTCGTCGGCTCGATCCTCGGGCACAACTCGCCGGCCGTGACACGCATCTACACGGCGCATGCCAACCGCGCGGCCATTACCCGCGAGATTGGGAAAATGCCGGACCCGTTCGGGTTGGGCGCGACAAAGGAATCGCCATGAATGACAAGGCAACCGCATTTGACACCATTGCAGAGATAGTAGACGACCTGCGCTCGGTGCGAAAAAGCGGACGGCGGGAGCTCGATCTGGACGACCGCGAACGCGCATTACTCACGCTATCACTGGGTCTCGACGGCGGCGGGCAGCGCACGCTTGCGGAAATCGCCGCACATCTCGGCATCGGGCGCGAGCGCGTGCGCAAGCTATTGGTGCCGGCACGCCTAAAACTACTGCGGCACCTACGCGGGTTATGATCGGGATCGTAGCTCAATGGTTAGAGCGGGCGGCTCATAACCGCCGGGTTGCGGGTTCGAGCCCCGCCGATCCCACCATCCCAACCACAGGAGGCACAAGATGGGATACAAGATCAAGCGGTCGTACTGCCCACGATGCGGGGAGTACGTTGCCGCCCAAGTGGGCACGCCGGATGCCGCCGAGTGCATGGGCGCGGGCGGCCTGGGGTGCTTGACGTGCGGACTGGCGTTCATCCCATACGCGATCTTCTGCATCTGTCGGTCCGCGAGCGCTGGGAAGTGCCAGAAATGCGGGGCTATTTGCCGCCACCGCCAATAGTCGCCGCCCGCCCCGCCCCGCCGATCCCACCACCTACCACCTACCGCAGCCGGCAGGGTCGCACCACACACACGGGTCGAAGCGACGGGCTCCGGCCGGCGGCGCCACCACGGCGACAGGCAGCGACCACGTATGGCCGTCGTCGTCGCTGCGGATAAGCAGGCAGTAGTTGCCCGCGCCTTCGCCGCCGCCGCCGCTGTACCACGTCGCGAACAGCCGTCCGCCCGGCACGCGCGCGACACCTGGCACGCCCTGCCACTGGCGGTACTCGACGGCGTACTGTATGCCTGGCTCGGTGTCAATAGTGGCCGGCGCGAATACGGGGTCGCCGGGGGCAGTCGGCGCTGGTGCGGGAGCAGGCGCGGGCGGAGCGTGGAAGGGTAGGCAGCCGAGCGCAATCGCCGCCAGGGCGGCGGCTACGGTCACGCCTATCCTGTACCTGATGATGCCTGCGCGGTCCATGGTCTAATCTACCCGCGCACGGGGGGCAATGCAACCCCCGGCGCATATCGGCGCACCTCGGCGGCGGCGAAATCCCGCCGCGCGGCGGAAAAATCGCCGCCCGCCGACCCGCCAGCCCGACAAAGCACCGCCCCGGCCAGCACTACGCCAGCCGGGGCGGGCGCCGTTTCGCCGAAGCTACTGCGGGGGGGGTTACAGGCACACTGGCTTCGGGACGCCCAGCAAATACGCGCGCAGCCGCACGGCGTTCGGCGTCCGCTGAAGGTGATTGGCGACCACGGTACAGCCTTTCGTCCGCGCGTACCGCACAACGATTGCGTCGTCTTCAGCGGTCCAGAGCCGCCGCGGCGACACGTCCGGTAGCGCGTCCAGTTCGGGGATCGTCACAACGACAGGGCTTCCGGACGCTCTTCCTGTAGCACTTCCGTTCGGCATCGTCTCACTGCCTCCTGCTTGGTTATATCGTACCACGTCGCGCCGAAGTGGACCTCGCCGGCACACTCAGTCTCGCCGTACTTGCCTTTTGCCGCACACAGTGCCGGGCACGACACCATTTCCTTCCACGGGTCGCCCAAGTAGCGCGCCTCGTGGACGTGGTGAAAAATCATGTAGTCGTATCGGTCCTCATGCCCGCGAGCCGCCCGCCGGTCGTTCCAAACGTCGTGCTTGCGCAGCCCGATGTCGCCGCCGACCGGCGTCCCCGACTTGCCGCCGGGCTTGTGGCGCACGAAAAACCGATGCCCCTCTACCGTGTACTCGACGAACCGCCGATAGTCGGCGCCAAGGAAATGCGCAGTCGCGCGGTCGAAACTCTCGCGCTTGCCTGCGTGGTAACTGCTGCCTTCGACCAGCGCGAACCCTTGGCGCGGCCGCAACATCTTGAGTATGTCGGCTGCTATTTGCGCCTGGTCCAGCCGGTCAGGCACGATCAACCCGAGGCCGCCGTCTTTGATTTGGTCGCCGTCGACGCAATCGCCGCCGACCACGACAAAATGAACCGGCTGAATCTCGCGGCAGAACTTCGTCCACCACGCCCACATATGCGCGTGTAGCGCGCGCAGGCCACCGCGCGGGCCGTCTTCGGCGGGCCAGTACTTGGGCGGCAGTAGTCCGCCCTCGCCGCCGACGTGTAAGTCTCCGACGTTGACGATCCGTTTTGCGGCAGGCATGAGCCCTCCCGGTTGCGATCGGCGTTACTGATTGCGGAACACGGCCGCCACGGCGGCAGTAGCGGCGCCGACGACGGCGGCGATGACGGCGGCAATACCGGTGACGCGGGCTTCCGTGCGGATGCCTCGTTCGAGGCTGGCGTCGAGCTTCGCCTCGATCCTGTCCAGGCGGGCGATGACCCCCTCGTACTTGGCCGCGCACTCGCGGTCTGTGACGCTGGCCATGCTACACCACCCCCTCCATTGCGGCCAGGTAACCGGCCATGCCGTGATCGTCGTAGGGCCACCACGTCGGCGACGGCAGCCGCGTTGCCGGGCAGGCGTGCCGGTAGCCGAGCGCGTACATCGCGGCGATACGGGTCACCTTGTCCAACCCGACGACATAGCGCGTGTGGGTGTTGGCGACGGCGGCCAGGTAGTTGCCAAACTCGCGGTTGCCAGCGGGGGGCGCCCCCCAGGTGACAACATGGACCGTGGGCGCCGACCGCCACAGCATGACGGCCAGCAGTTGCGCCACGGCCCCGCCCAGCGAATGCCCGACGACGTAGAGTGCGGAGCATTCGGATGTGTCCTGCACAACGCCCACGGCCAGGCGGTAAAGCGCGTCGGCGCTCGCGGCCCATGCCGGGTGGACGCGGCCGGGAATGACGCCGGCGGCGCTCCGGTACTCTCGCGGCCAGGCGCGACAGTGCCGCCACCAGTCGCGAGCGCTGTCGGTGCCGCGAACGGCCAACACCACTTCGCCGGTCACCGTGCGGCAGAACAGCGCGTCGGTATCGGTGTCGTCGTCGCGGACGTGCGCCATATCCCAACCCATAAGCGGCGCGGGGTCGTCGGCGTAGCTTTCGGCGGCCAGTGCGGCCAGTATGGTGTCGGCGATGACCACGGGGGCCCTCCTACGGGGTGGCGGTCACGGCGGCCTCGCGGGCCACGTCGGTTGTTTTGGCGGCGTCCTGGCGGGCGCTGCTGTCGGTGACGGTGACGACGTTGCGCGCGCCCTCGATGCGGACGGTTACGCCGGCGGTCCGGCAACCCGCGGCCAAGAATGCGGCGGCTACCAGCGCGGTCGTCGCGGCGGAACGGGTCAGGGCGATGATGCAGGCGAATGCTTTCATGCGGTTAGCTCCAGTTGCGGCCCAACATGACCATTTTCGATCCCACGGCGATGTACGCGCCGCCGGCGGTGAACGCGAACGACGTAAAGCCGGTAGTCGTCGGCGAATGAATGATCGAGCGCCATACCGTGTCGTTTTTCGTGCCGTCCCACCTGACTGACGTGGCATCCATCATGCGCCGTCCATCACTGGCAACTCGCATATGCGCGCGGCCATAGGTGGCGCCGACGGTGTAGATGTACACGATCTGTGCGGTCGCGGACGTGGATCCCAGGTCGTCCACCGTGTAGTTACCGCCGGTATCGCCGTTGGCGCGCCACTCGAGCCAACCAGCAGTTCCGGCGATGATGTCGTACACGATCTCGTACTCGTCGTAGACGGGCAGGTGGTAGATCGTGCCGTCAACGGTGGCGTCGGGGATCGCTTCGGACACGGTGATCGTGGTGTTGCCGCCACCGTATACCGGCGCGCCGTCCACGGTGTAGGTGCCGTCGTTGCCGGTACTGCCAGCGACGCGGATGGATTGCCCGTCCTCGATGGTGGCCGTGCGGTCACCGGAGATGGTGAACTCCTTGTCGCCCGTGGAAACGCCGGTAATGGCGTCCGTGTTGGCCATGAGCAGCGACGTGGCCGGGCTGCCAGCAACGGTATGGCTGGCAACCTCAGCCCACGCGCCGACGCCGCCACCGCCGGCGTTGGCGTCCACATAGGCTTTGACGCTCTGCTGTGTGGGCACCTTCGTGGCCGAATCGCTGCCCATCGCATCCTCATCGAGCACCCACGAGTAGGTCGATACGTCGGTGACCGCCGCCAGCTTGGCGGATATGTATGTCCAGACCCGCGACAGGGCGCTTTTGCGGTTCGTCCCGCCCGCGCCGTCGTCGACGATCAGCAGGTCGGCGTCCGCGAGGTCCGCGCCGATGTCCGTCCCGCCGTCGATGTCGAGGTCCGCGATGTCGCCGTCGTAGGCAGCGCCACCGGCGGCGGCGCTCACGTCCTCCCACGCGGCGCCGTTGTAGCGCCGCCAACCGGGGCCGGCGCTCGCCGTGTTCGTCCCGTCGTCGAGGTAGATGTCGCCGGTAGCGGGAGACGTTGGCGCCGCCGACCGCTCGGTGATATTCAGCCGCGCGGTTGCCGCGTCGTCGGTGTAGGTCTGTTTGCCGCGAATCGTGGCGGCGGGAATGTCAACGGCCATTGTCGGCCTCCTTTGATCGTTGTTCGGCGACAGTTTGAACCACCATACCCCACGTGCCGCCGGCCTCGACCAGCGCGTCGCGTACCGTTTTCAGCGCGGTCAGCAGTCGGTGCTGTTTGGGTGTGATTGCGTCGAAGTCTACGGCGGCGACGAAAGCCAACTCGTTCGCCGGCACGGGCTCCGGTGCCAGCCCGGTTGCCGCCAGCGCCGCCAGTAGCTTCGCGCATTCGGCGACGTATGGCGCGAACTGCGCGGCCTGCTCGGCGGCCAGGCGGGCGTCACGCGCCGCCACCTGATCGGCGGACAGGGCCACCAGCCCGCGCGCGGTGTTGCGGCAGGGGAAACGCTGGTCAGCGACACATTCGACCGCGCCAGCCGGGGCCAGGCGGCGGGGAATGGCGGCATTCGTGCGGCGGGTGAAAACACCGTCGCTGCCGGGTATGGCGTAGTATGGCATTATCTGTGCCTCCATTTGGTCGAGTCGTACATGGCGCGGATTTCGGGCAATGACAGGGCGCGGGTGAAGGTGATGATGTCGTCGAGGGCACCGGGCCAAACATCAACCTCCGAACCACCTGTAGTGTGGCCCACACGCAGGACGTTCGACAGATCGCCCACGCCCACGTTGGACACCGCCTGCACAGACTCGCCATCTACGTAGGCTCGCAGCAGGCTGGACTCATTGATTATGACCACGTGATGCCACGCGCCATCGTTGACGGCAACAGTGGCCAGACACTGAGCGTCGTTAATGCCATCGTCGATCTTCGCGCGCAACTCAGTTCCACCGTCGAGCCGAACATACCAGCCGTCATGGAGCCCGGTGCCAAATACATATGGATTCTCGGCACCGCTGTATGTCGTGCGTATCCACGCGGCAGCAGAAAATTGACTGAGGCCCGAGAATGGCACGCCAATATCACCGACAGCGGCATAGCTGGTAGTCGGTGAGCACTGCAACCCGGCGGCAGTTACTACAGCCGTCCCGACCAGCGCCGCGTCGTTGCCGCGCCCGCTCATGTCGCGCATCGTCCCGCCGGGCGCCACGCCGCGATACTGGCTGGTCCAGTAGCCGACAAGCCCGGCAGGGTTGACCGGCAGGTGCGACAGGTCGGCGTATAGTGCGCGGTCCATCATTCGTATTGCCCCTCCCAGCCCTTACAGGCCAACGACTCGGCAACCGCGTCTTCGCTCACGTCGCGGTACAGGCAGACAATCGGGCGGTCGCCGGCGGCCAGTCCGTTGGCGCCGATGTTTGCGGTCACGCGCAGCACGTCCCATGCACCGGCCCCGGAAAGCGTTACCGTCGCTGCGCTCAACGTCATGGCGCCGGCGGCGGCGTAGGCCTCCCCGTCGCCCGCCCACTTCAGTAACCCGGCCAACGTGATTGTGCCTGTGGTCGTCGTGTCATCGGCGCGGACAAGCGCTTCGATGACCAGCGTCGCCGCGTCGGACGGCACGCGCCGCATCGCGAACACAATCCCCTGGTCAACGGCATCGTCCGCCAACATGACCGGGCCGCCTTCACACTGCCCGCCGTAGGTCATGGCCGCGACGCCCCATTCGTCGGCCTGCCAGAGCCCGTAGGACAAGCCGTCGGGATCGCCGCTGTCGTCGCGGACGTAGATCGTCGAATAGCCCAACGTGTCGTTGTCGCCGTAGTCCCATTCGTGATCGGCCAGGCTGCCGACGGTTCCCGGTGTCGCGGCGCTGCCGTCATACATGACGTTGACCGGCTCGGACATGCGGCGGGCGTAGTAGTACTCGTTTGTGCCGCTGCCGCTGGCGGTCCACAAACCAGTCTCGCCACTCAGGTTGATGTACGCGTCGGGGAATTGGGGGTATAGCGGATGCCGCCAGCTATTGACCTCGGTCACGTTGACGCCGCCGGCGGTGACCATGACGCGCCAGGTGCCGGAAATCGTGCCGAAAGACGACAGGTCCACGGTCACGGTATCGGCGTCGGTGATCGTCACCTCGTCCGGTAGCGGCTGGATGACGCCGGCGTTGTCTTGGATCGTGACGGCGACGTTGCTGGAGTTGAGCGAATGCGTTACGGTCAGCACGCCGGCGGCCAGGTCGCCGTCCGCGAAGGTGTCCGTGAAAAGGTTGTCGGCGAACGTGCCGATCTTCGTATCGATGCCGGCTAGGTGCCCGGCGACTGTTGCGGCGCTCGGGGTGTAGTTCGTCGCCGACCCGGCGGCAGTAACTTCGTCGTCGTCGTAGTCGCCGGCAGTCGCGACCACCGCGCCGGTCCGACCGAACACGGACGATACAGGGGCCGCGCCGGGAAGCTGCTCGAATGTGAGCGCGTCCGTGCCGACCACCGCCGACCCCGCGTCGTCGGTACAGCGATACCATTCGTCCGCGTACGTCGTGCCCTCGTTCACCGGGATGACCACCCCGGCGGCGCTACTGGCGGCGGCCATGTCGGACGCCCGCGATGCGGCGCCGCTGGCAGGAACCACGCGGATGCCGTTTTCGGTGCCGTCGCTCTGCGCCATGACCAGCACGCGCTGGCCGGTGGCGACGGTAACGCCGTCGTGCGTCGTGCCGTTGGCGAGTCCCCCGCCGGCCAGGTCCACGTTCGCGGTTGTGCGGCAGCGCACTGCCGACTTCCAGTTGAGCCCGGCGGCGATTGCGGCCAATTGCGAGTAGTTCACCGCGTCACCGCTGGCCGTGCCGTTGGCAAGCCCAGTAATCTTGTTGCTGCCCATTGCGATGTTGCCGGCCATCGTGCCACCGGCCAAGGCGAGGTAGCTCAGTGCGATGTCGGCGGCGGACAGGTAGACGACCGCCGAGCCCGCCGCGACGCCCCCGCCGCCGTCGTCCTGCTGCTGCTTGACGCGGATCGGAACAGACGGCATGATCGTCGCCGGGTCGCCGTCGGCAGACACGTAGGACAGCTCGATGTAGGCGGTCAGGTATCCATTGCTGTTGAAAGTCGCGTGCTGCAACGCCGAATGGATGAGGTCGCCGTCAACCGTGGCGTCCGCGATAGCCTCGTCCACTGTGACGGTTGTGTACCCGGTGACGGCGCTGTAGGTCGGCGTGCCGTTGACCGTGTAGGTGCCGTCGTTGCCGGTCGAGTCGGCGATGGTTAGCGTGTCGCCGTCCTGAAACTGCCCGGTGTAATCGTACTGGATCGAGAATGTCTTGCTGCCGGTGGACACGGCGACGATGGGGTAGGACAGGTTGCCGATGGTGAGCTGCCAGGTAATCAGCCCGGCGGCCAGGTTCTCGATTGCGGCGTTTCCCTGCTGGTTGTAGGCGGTCTGGCGGGCGTAGTATGCCCCCGTACCGGCGAGCGAAGAGCGAATGACCGCGCGCGCCTGAGTGAGGCCAGTCATTACCAGAGGGGTCGCGGCGCCGTCTTCGTCGAGCATCTGCGCTTTGAACGCGATGAGAACATCGTCGCCGTTGACGACGTGCATGAACTTCTGGCGGACGCCGCGAAAGTCGAATACCAGGGGTTCGGCGTTGCGGGCGTCCCACTCGCCCATGGTGTGCTGTATTGCCAGGGTCGGGATGTCTTCGGCAGCCATGTGCGGCCTCCGTTATGCGATGCTCGTTATCTGGCCATTGACCAGCGTGTAAGTCTTCGTGACCTCGCCGCCCATGCCGTCCGACTCGCGGACCTGTCGGGTGCCTGTGTAGCCGGGGCGGGGAACAATAATTAACGAATCGTGATAGCAGATCAGGTCCGACACGTAACCGTCCGCGTCTTTGGCGTATCGCCCCACCTGCATATACCAATCGGCATCCGGCTTGCCAGCACCGCCGTCGAGTTCCACAACCGCAGTAATGGAACCTCCGGTAATGCCGATCCACAATGCACCAGACGTGCCAGCTATCGCGCCGGCGGACTCAAACGACAGCGCGCCCGGTGAACCGCCAGTTGTCGTCGAGTAATCGACGTAAATCAAGTTGCGATATGCATACAAAGGCGTATACCATGACCCTATCCACGCATTCGACACTGCCGACCAGCGCACGCGCAGCAGCATGTAATTATTCGCAGTCCCGCGCGGCACCGCACCGATGTAAACATCTCGCGCCGCGTTGTCAGTGTTAACCGTCGACGGACACAGTATGGTTTGTTCTGTAATGTAACCGAGCCGAGCGCCGACCAAGAAGTCAGAGCCACGGCAATACCACGGGTCAAAGGCCACAGTGCCGGTATAACCCAAACGTGTAGCCCCGGTAGCTTCGTAATCAACTTCAACGCGAGAGCCACTGTTATAGTCAATTTGGGCAACAGCCTCAATGCCAGATACGGCGCCCAGTTGCACCATGCACGGCTGCGCGCCGGTAGACGACAGCACGGACAGTATCCGAATGTCCCCAAACGGACACGACACCAGCGCGGAACTGTCGCCGACAACCAATTGCGCAAACTGGTGCGCCGTGTCTACCACGTCCACCTGCACCGGCGTGATACCCGAGTACATGGCGCGGACCACGTGGACGCCAGCCGGCACGGGCTCCTGCAGAATGACCGTGAACGCATTCGGGATGCCGCCGGTCAGAAAACTTCCGCCGTTTCTGACATTGAACACCGGTTCGCCATTGAGGAACACGTCGGGCGCCGTCGCGTAGTCGGCTACGAGCGGGACGCCGCCAACTGATGTCAGCACCGAAAACCGGTCAAGTGGCCCCGTGACCTGCGCCCACACTTCGCCCGGCCCAAGCGTCCCGCCTGGCTCCCCGCCGCGCGTCCCGTTCGTCCGCCGCTGGTAGTCCTGCGCCGCGTCAAGGATCGTGTTCCAGTCGCGCGCCGCCGGCGGCCGCCACGGTTGCCCCGAATTGACGTGCTTGCTCAACATCAGTTGCCAATCCGCAATTGGTCGAAATCGCCGTAGCGGTAGACTTGCTCGATGTAGGCGTACAGGGGCTTGGCAATCAGCCGCTTTGCCGTTTCGTCAACGTCCTTCGCGTACTGAATCCACATGTACTCCCAGCCTTTCACTTCACGCGCCAGGTCGTCGCGGATGTTGACAGTCTGATTGCGCTGCACCTCGAAAGAGAACGTCAGTTCCCAATCGTCCTCAGCGCTGTTGCCGCGCCGTTGCCCGCTCACGCCGGTAAACAGCACCTCGCCAGCCAGGAATTCCCGGAACGCGGCCGTGTTGACCGTGTAAGTCAGGTCGGCCAGCGTGGCGCGATAGGTCCGACTGCACACGGCGTTGCTCAACGAATGCGTCTCGGAGAACCGGTAAGCGCCCTTGCCGATGTCGAGGCCCGCGACGGTTTCGCCGTCGTAGTTGATCGCTCGTTTCAGGTCCGGCGCGGGGTCGCCGTTTTCGTCGTAGCTGGCGACCGTCTCGATGCTCTGCGTGATATGGGCAGTGCCGCCCGTCGTGTCGAAGGAAAGCGTCCGGTCGTCGCCGCCAAGAGTGCCAGAGTAGCCCACATCGAGGCCGCGGTAGTGGACCACCACAAGCCAAACCGTTGCACCGCGACGTTCCTGCACTTCGGCGAAGGGCGTGTCGCGGTTGAGGTTGTTGTACTGAGCCGGGGCCAGTTCCAATGCCGCCGCCAGAGCAGCGGCCTCGTCGTCGGCATCGTAGACGATGTATGGCACTTCTGCGGACAGGTAATACCCGTCGCCGTCAATCGCACCGGCGCCCGCCTGCCATGCCTGTTCGATGGTCGTGCTCATGCGTATTGCATCCTCATGCCGCGTAGTATGCGGGTCGCGTTACTCTGTTCCGTGACCATCTTATCGAGCCGGCCTTCGACGCCCTTCATGTCAGGTGCCTGAGCGGCTTTCCTGGCGGCCTGGTCCGTCAGTTTCGTGTAGGACTTCGTGAGGTCTGGACCAACGTTTGCGGTCGCGGCAAGCCCTTGCGCCGCCGCCCGCGCCTGTGCCGCCAAATGACGATTGGTAATCCGCAATTCATCGACCGTTCGCGCCGTATTGGACGCAACCTTGTCCCCGACTACCGCAGATGCATTCAGGTCGCGAACGTCGAACGATCCCGCTACCTTGCCTACACCCGACCCGTTGTCGCCGCCAGTTCCGCCGCCACTGCCAACCGCCCCGGCGTCCATCTCCTTTGCGTCCAAGTCCGCGAAAAAGTCGCGCAGTTCGTCGTCGATCTTGCGATTCAGCAGTGCCTGCGCCGCGTCCTTCAGCGCCTGTTCGTATTCGGCGCTGGACTTGCCAAGCCTCGCCTCGATAGCGGCCAACTTCTTCGCTTCCTCTTCTCGAATGGCGGCAATCTTCGCGTTGCGCTCGGCCACGCGCCCTTCGTTGCCAAGCGCCTTTTGCCGGGCAAGCTCTGCTTTTCTGGCGCTCTGTTCCGCGGCCAGCGTTTCGCGTTCCGCTTTCTGCCGCTTGAGCATCGCGCTATAGTCGGCGTCGGATTGCTTCGAGTCGGCGGCAAATTGCGCGCCGCTCTGCTTCTGCTTGGCGTTGTATTCAACGTCAATCTGCCGTTTCATCGTCTTCGCGTCGATCGACTTATCGAACCACGCCCATACGCCACCGGCGACTTTCTGCACCGGCCGCGCAAACGCCGTGTAGGCCCGCGTCGCCAGCGACCACGCCTCGGACGCTGCCCGAGAAATGTCGAATAGGCGGCGCTCGATGAAGTCGCCAACGGCAGCAAACGCCGTCTGCACCACGTGGAAGGACGCCAAGAGGGTGTCAGCCCACTTGATCTTGCCGATGCCAACACGCATGGCAATCTCTTTGAGCCCGAACCACAACTCCTCCCACGCGACGCGGATGTCCGCGGCCCATACGGTGAATAGCAGCGACAGCGACAGCAGCCCTTGCTGCCACGCGTCTTTGGCGCCGAGCCAGAGTATCCGCACTGCCGTCTTCATGGCGCCGGCCTTCATCGCGTCGCGGATGCCTGCCATTGTGCGGCTCACGGAACGCAACAGCCATCCGAACTTCTCGCCGAGCCAGTCCAGCGCCTTGCGCAACAGCCCCGTCCGGACCACCAACAGGTAAAACACGGCAGAAAGCGCCGCAACCTGGACCGCCAACCCGGCGGCAACCGCAATCGCAATCGCGCCCGGCACGGAAAAAACGAACCCGATGACCGCCCATGCCGTGCCGGCCGCCGTGGCCAAGGCGCCCATGGCCATCGCGGCAATCGTGGCCGCCAGACTCAGCCCGACAAGCGCGACGCCGACCACGCCAACGACAGCCGCAACCTTGAAAATCCAGACGACCAACTCTTTGTTGACTTTGATCCATTCGGTGATTTTGCCGGCCAGGTCTTGCACGCGGCCGAACAGCTTCCGCGTCGCTGGGGCCAGGGCGTCGCCCAGCGCAATCGCCGTGCCTTCGACGGCCGATTTCATCAGCCGGAACGCGCCGCCCAAATTGTCGTCCATCGCCTTTGCAATGCGGCTGGCCTCGCCCTTCGCGCCATTGAGCCGGTCCAGCAGGTTGCCGAACATGTCGGCGTCCTTCAGCTTCAGCGCCGCCACCGACCCGCGCCCGAACAGTTCCTCGAAGATGCCGAGCCGCTTGCGGCTGCCCATGTCTTTGGTCGCCTGGCCGATTTCGGTCAAGATTGCCGCCATCGGGCGAAGATTGCCGTTGCCATCTTCTGCGGCCACGCCCAATCCGCGCAGCATTTCGTCGACGTTGCTATTGGACAGATTCTTGTACGCGCGTGCCAGCGCGGTGCCCGCCATCGTCCCTTTGATCCCCGCATTCGCCAATACGCCAAGCGCGGCGGCGGTTTCTTCGATGCCCTCGCCAGCTTCATTCGCCCACGGAGCGACCATCTTCATGGCCTCGCCAAGATCGTCGAGCGTCTGCGCGCTGGCGTTGGCCGTCGTCGCCATTACGTCCACCACACGCTCGGTCTCGGCCGTGGACATGCCGAACCCGCGCATGGCGTTGCCGGCCAGTTCCGCCGCGCGGCCGAGTTCGGTCCGCGTCGCCCGCGCCAGGTTGAGCACGTGCGGGATTGCCTGCTGCACTTGGCGCGGATCAAACCCGGCGCGCCCCAACTCGGCCATGCCGGCGGCAACCTCGCGCGCGGTAAAACTGGTCGTACGGCCAAGCTCTTTGGCGGTTTCGGTCATTGCCGCCAAGTCTGCCGCGCTCGCCCGGCTCACGGCGCCGACTTCGGCCATTTGATCGGTGAACTCGGAATAGATGCGCAAGCTGATCGCCGCCGGGGCCAACATGGCCGCCGACGCGCCAATCATCTGCATGCCGGCCGCGCGGGTCGTCGCGGCGAAGTTGCGCAGCTTCCGTTGCGCCCGCTTCAGCCCGGCAGCCATCTTGTCGTTTAGGAACAACTCGACGTAGGCCGCCCCCGCTTTGATTGCGCCAACGCTACCGGGCATGGCTCACCCTCCGAGTCCTTCGATTTCTGCTGGCGTGGGCATTCGCCCGTGCACGAAAACTGCTATCATTGCGTCGATACTGGCCTTCTTCTGGGGCCCCTTTACCGCCTTGGCAAACGGGTTGAAGTCGTTCGCGGTGAACGGTTGCCGCCGCGCTTTCGGG